AGGCAGCAAGAGAAGATGCAGTTACTTGGGCCGGTTGTTGAACGTCTTGAATATGAATTACTGAACCCATTAATACACCGTACATACATGATTGCCATGCGTAGAGGGTTGATTCCTACACCGCCAGAGATAATCTATGGTCAGGATATACGTATAGAATATGTATCAATGCTTGCTATCGCTCAGAAAGCATCATCTTTTAGTGGCATAAATGATTTACTTGCTCTTACAGCAGGGCTTGCTGGAATAGACCAGTATGTCGTTGATAAGATAAATGGGGATGAAATAATAGATCAGTTCGCAAGAATATCTGGCATCCCAGCATCAGTTATTAATAGACCGGAGGTAGTAGCTATGATACGCGAACAAAGACAACAAGCAATGCAGCAACAACAAGAGATGGAACAGATGCAGCAAATGGCACAGATGGCACAATCTGGTGGTGCTGGGATGAAAGATATCGCGCAAGCAGACGCAATGCTGGGGGGGATGCAGCAGTGAAGTTGTCGGAACAAGACAAATTAGACATTAATGATTTGATGGATTTTGACTTTGGGGTAAGGGTTATTGCACGTATACTTGACTATTGCGGGATGAATATATCTTCATTCAATCAAGACAATGCTATAATGTCGTTTAATGAAGGGCGCAGGGATGTAGGATTGCATATAGTTAAGATGCTAGAAGATGAAATAGATTCATTAACTCCATACGAAAAAAAATTATACGAAGCGAATAGATACAGACAGAATCTGTTCGATGAAGATAGAAAAGAGGAATCTATAAATGGACGAAACCCAAAACAGCCAAACAGGGCAACAACAGAATAATGTCCAGAACACTCAGGGACAAGAGACGGCGCAAAATACACAAACGAGCGGAGTTCCGGGAGCGCAAAGCACTGGGGATCAAGGAATTGCTAATACAGCAAGAAGCCTCATTAACCCAGATAGCGGGCAGCAAGAACAAACACAACAACCTGAGCAGCCTATAGAGTATACAGCGTTCCTTGATGATGCAGGGAATCCGTTGCTTGAAGAAGCTGACAACGCGAAATTTGTAGAGTTTGCAAAAGGACAAAGGCTCACGCAAGAGCAAGCGAAAGCTGCTATTGAATATGGAGTTGCTGTTCTAGCTGATGCGGAAGAAAACAATAGGCTTGCTGTTATTAAAAAGCTTCAAGAATGGGAACAAGAAAGCCGTGCTGATAATGAGCTTAAAGAACATATAGACCCAAGCTCAGGGGCAGTCACTGGTCTTGGCAATCTTGTGCACAGAGTTATGGGTAACGAAGATGATACCAAAGCTCTTATATCTGTGTTCAGTGATACCGGGATTGATGTTAATCCTTGGATGCTGAAATTTCTTTTAAGGACAAGCAAACTTGTGAAAGAATCTCCGTTTATTGAAGGTTCAAAAGCTGGCACTGTTAAACCTATGTCTATGGTTGAACAGGCTAAAATTTTATATAGTTAGAGGTGATTTGAATGCCATTAGAACCAGGCATGATGTACACGTTACGTGACCTAGCACTACACGGTGATGGGGATAAGTCCCAGAGGATAGTAATTAATATGCTATCTAGGGCTAACCCAATGCTGGAAGATGCATTGTGGCTTAGAGGAAATCGTGATACAGGCCATGTATTCAACCTTATTAACGGGTTGCCATCTGTTAATTATAGGTCTGTCAATGAAGGTGTGCACCCAACAAGAGGTAGCATGACAGAGCTTGTTGAAACAATCTCGCATCTTGAGGCCACTAGTGTAATTGATAATAAGCTTATAGAGTTAGCGGAAAACGGCAATGTTTTCAGGATGTTTGAAGCTCAAGCACATATTGAATCTATGGCAAATAAGTTTGCAGAAGAGATTTGGTATGGTAGTCTTTCCCGTGATCCAAGATCAGTTATTGGCTTAGCACAGAGTTATAAGAATCTCACAGGCCCAGCGTGGAGGCAGATTATAGACGCTTCTGATGATACTACTGGCCCAAGCTCTCCAGATCAAAATTCTAGTATCTGGATTATAGTTTGGGGCGAGCGTGGGTTCCATTGCATCTATCCAAAGAATATGCCGGGTAGTGGTGGTATAACTTATATCCCAGGACAGCTTGAAAATATAACTGATACTATGCAGGGGCCTGGGTATCAAGGAACTTTTAGAGGATATCTTGATAGATTTGAATGGCAAATCGGTAGATGCTTAAAAGACTACAGACAGGTAGCACGTATTGCAAACATTGACATGGAGAAACTACGTACTACTGGTTCAGGAAACGATATAGCACCAGACCTTTATAGTTTGCTTATTAGGCTTACTCACAGAATCCATAATCTTGGCACATGGAATGCTCAGGATACATCGCCGCAGGGCGGCATTGGTGTGCCATCACCATCTGGAAAAGCTGTTATCTATATGAATCGTGATGTAGCTGAGTACTACGAATTGCAACTTACTGGTAATAGGCGTGGTGCGTTAGCTGTGACATATGACCAAGAAACAGGCGCAAGAAGTATGTCATTCAAGGGCATTCCGATTAAAGTTGACGATAACCTATTAACGACGGAAGAGAGGATAGTTTAATGATTGCTGATAAGCATTTAACTTTTCTGCGCAAAGAAGAGACACCAGTAACTACTACAATTGCATTACCCATGGGGCAACGCGATCTTCATTTGCAGACAACTGTCCCGTTATTAACACAGCCTGGCGTGCCGCCTAAAGAAACAAGTGGTATGGGAGTTTACAGGCAGGATAGATTATGGGTTGTTGCCGTAGCTGGTGAAGCTGTTGATGCTGGGTTTGAGTTGACATTGCAACATGCAAACGAAGAGACAGGCACATTCACAGACCTCATGATTTGGGGGCCAACTGAACGTGATGCTGAAGTAGGCCAGGTTGTTCTTAGGTTCTCATTGCCATTCCAGGTTCGCAACTGGATTAGATTTGGCTTATCCGAGGCTTTGTCTATGGATATTTTCCTAACACCTGATGTTCATAAATGGTACGCAGATTTAAGTACAGGCGGCGATTTTAATGGCTAAAACAAAATACAGAGCTAAATGTAATGTAAAGTGCTTTTTCCTTGAGAGAATATGGGAACCAGGTGAGGTTTATAGTGGATATAAAGAGCCGCCTATATACTTTGATATAACGTTCCCAGAGTCAGCAGTAAAGGCAAGGAAAGAAAAAATAGCTGAACTTAGAAAGAATAAGAAATACGTTTCTTATTCTGAGACTGATTTACTTGTCAAATCATATGCTGAAAAAAATGTGAGCGGGGAAGATATGGAGCCTGACTATTACGAAGATGATGATGGCATGATGGCAGATGACGATACTAGAAGCGGTCAACAGAGCTCTGACGTTTCTAAGCGTCCCGCCAATAAGTAAGATGTCGGAGCAGACGCACACGGGGAGAACTATGAACAGGCAGTTTGATGCAACTAGAAAGTCTGTTCTTAGTGAGTATCCATGGGCGTTTGCTATCCGATTTTCAGACCTTGAGGTTGCAGACGACTGTCCGTTCAAGCATGGGATGCGTGGTTATAAATGGCCTGAAGATGCTGTTGCTATTTGGGATGTATTCTTTGGGGCAGACAGGATAGAGGAAACAAAATATCTTGTGGAAGATAGATATATCTATACAAACTTCGCATTCCCAGCAGTTGAGTACTCTTTAGATATCCCATTCGAGCAGTGGGATATTGCTACAAAGGAAGCTCTGACGCATAGATTAGCTGCTGACGCGTGCGCAAAATTGTTGCGTAGCGAAGAGTTAGCACAAACTCATTTGCAGAAATACATTTCCTTTGGAGTTCTTGCTAAGAGAAATACACGCAACGAGCGTAGACTTGATGTACAAGCGTCAGGTTCTTATATAAGAGTAAGGCGTGCTAATTCGTTTGGCAGAAGGTTGAATAATCATCCGGGGTTTAGGCCATGACAGAACTTGAAGCTGTTAATAGAGCATTTATATTACTTGGTGTAGCTCCTCAAAGTAATTTGAACAATGACGTACACGCAGCAAGGATAGCGTCAAGAAGCATTGATTTGTCTCGTCGTGCCGTCCTTGCTGAGTTTCCTTGGACATTCTCTTTGAGATTAGCCGCATTGGCAATAGGTGGTACACCAGCCCCAGGATGGATAAATTCATATACATATCCTAATGACGTTGCTGTGCTTTGGGATATCTACAGAGAAATAGAAGGAGATCATACTGTTCATTGGGAACTGTATGATCGGGACATTGAAAGAATAAAATACCAAACTAACGGAACAAATATATTTACTAACCATGCTCCAGCTTTCATAGAGTATGGTATAGATTTGCCATTGTCAGAGTTCCCTGTGATACTTAAAGAGGCTGTAGTTCATAAGGTAGCGGCAGATATGGCTGGAACATTAACAGGTAGTGAACAGATATCTATATCTATGCTCAGAAGATATATGGGCATTCTCAACCAAGCGAAGATGGACTTGCTAAGCAATAGGAATATAAAACGGATAGCAGCACAACAACAGGCACAAGAAGAGGAAAGCCAATGAGAGTATACGACACTAAGTTATCTGTTACGAGTGGTGAACTAAGCCCCTTGCTATATGGCAGGGGTGATTTATCAGCCTATGATAATGGGGCTAAAGAACTAACTAATATGATAGTTTTACCACAAGGTGGGTTCTCCAATAGGCCTGGTACATTCACGGTTGATAGAGAGCATCAAGGCGCAAGGATAATGCCGTTTGTTGTGAATACTCAATGGGCGTGGGTGCTATCTTGGAAGAATAGAAATTTTAATAACGTAATAGATTTGCATAATGAGTTTGGTAGAATCCCTCATGGTAGATTGCACGGGTTACATTTTCCTGAATGCTGGCCTCAATGTCCGCATGAATGGAGATGCCCAGAAGACCCATATCCATATGCAAGACATCCGTTTTCTGAAGCTCAGTTAAGAGATGTGCGATACTTGCAATCTGTAGATGTAATGTTTATATTCCATTCAGATCATAGGCCTATGCAGATTACACGTGTCCCTGCTGGAAGGCCAACACCAGGTAGATGCGGTACTTATACTCATGTTACTTGGTGGCTTGAGCATGTCAATTTTAGCGGGTTACCTCAAGGCGATTATAACGTAGATCATACAAGGTATTTACGACTACTCGAAACAAGTGTGAATGCAATACTTGGTGCAAGCTGGAATTTCTTCTCAGAAGATATGGTAGGTATGAGGATTAGGTTAGAGTTTTTAATCCCAGCTAGGCCTGATTCTGATTCTACTGCAATAACTCTTCATCCGTTAAGTGTTGGTGCTATGCCATATACATTCTTTCCATTTGGGCCAACAACAATAAGAAGTTTGGGTAGTGGTTGGGACGCGAATATTAATCTTTACAGGAATAACCAGCGTATTGACTCTTGGGATGATACGTTTGCAATACCGTTTGATTCATTTAATTATACAGATGCATACAGGCTAGAGAATACAGGTAAT